TAATGGCTGTCTTCTTACTTGATGTTGAATATCTCATGATTGATCCTTTAGGTAATAGGTCAACCCTTTAAGGGGTTGACCGTGTTAGTTTATTGTAAAATGTTAAGTGCTTTATTGGCTGCCTTTACTCTAGTGCCGTGTGTTTCGAATACGATGGTATAGGAGCGGTTCTTCTTGCTACATAGGGGTTTACCGTTGCCACACTCGTAACAGCTAACGCCCGTCGTTTGACTAGGGCATGCTACAAAGCGTTGTCCGTGTTCGCGCCAAGACTTGGAGGGAAAGGTGCGAACAACTGCTACAGTATCAATACCTTTTTGAGCTAGTTCTGCAGCCTCTTTGGTGCTTTCCGCGCTCGCATTGATCGCTACATGGTCAAGACTTTGAACGAAATCTAAGACCTCTTGATCTTTGTTGTGAGTATAACCCCAGTTAGCGTTATGCTTTTTGGCGGCATGGTTCAGAAGCTTTAAACCTTTGAAATCAATTTGATCGCTTTCGTCTTTGGGTAGATCTCCAGCTTCAAACCATCGGACCATGGTAGGAGGCAGCTTTCTAAGCTGTGAAGCTAAGCTTTCAACCTCGAAGCCTGTAGTGCTCACCTTATCCCAATGCCATACTAGGGGCGCGTTTTCAGCATAACAGCCATTGCCTTTTAAGCTGCACGAGGACGGGCATGAATTGCGGTCTGTTTTGAAGGTTGTCACGGGTCCGACTTTTTTATTACCGCTTTTTTTGGTCATTCTAAAGAGAGTTTTTTGCATGATTGATCCTTGTTTATTTGGTGGTTGGTTTGGTGGTTGGTTTGGTGGTTGGTTTGGTGGTTGGTTTTAAAGCTTACTTGCGCATTCAAGGGTTTTAAACTGATAACCCTCGAAATTGCTCCCATCTTTGATAAAATAATCATTTGAGTATTTTCTACCTGATAAGCATTCTCCAATGTCTGACGGATTGCATGAGTGATCGTAATACTCAGTAAGACCGCAACAGTGATGAACCACTACAGGAAATTCAATATTGGTGGTTTTTAAAGCTTTTCGAATATTTCTTAGTTTCTTACGTGAAGTCATTTTTTGATCCTTGGTTTTTAAAGCTTGATCGCTTTGTGATCCCATTATGGCCACAGTTTAAAGAGCATGTCAACACTCTTGCCCATATAAAACCGTATTCTAATGATTTCAAGTGTTTAGATAGGCATTTCAACGCTTAGCGACGTTTGGCCATGCACCAATAGGAAGGTATACAAGGTTCTTAAAAGCTCTTAGTGTGTACTGTGTGAGGTGTCAGATGGTATTAAGGAAAGGGACTAGGTTCGCTATGCTTACACTCTCACATAAGCATATCCCGAGATGTCAACCCAAAATAAAAGCATAGATGTCTTGACGCTAGATCCGATCAATGCCATCGGGATCATTTCAATCGGTAGATCCTGCATCGGGCTTGAGATTGGAGCTGGAGCAGTGCAGATCTGGCGAGGACTTGCGATTGTGTGCGTCTGCGGGTAAGGTGCTAAAGGAAGACGAAGGCCAGTCCACGAGCGAAAGTGGTTAGCAGCATACACCCCCAACAAAACTCACGAAACGAGCTTACAATATGCCAAACAATGTAAAGATGCTTAGTCACTACCGCAGAGACTTGCCCAACTGCATACGCAACGGAGTCGCTACCGCACACGAGATGAAAACCCACATATGTTGCTCTGCTAGGCTGAAAAATAAGACTCTTTGCTCTGGTGGTCGCATAGCTGGCAGCATGTTCTGCTACTTTCATGACCCAGAACTGGAAGAGGATAGAGCAGACAATCGTAAGAGAGGAAGAGAAAACTTACGTTCTGTCATTTCTCGTCAGGCTGGAGTACCAGACATAAAGTCCGTAGATGATGTGAGGAAGTTCTGCATAGAGACTGCACACCAGATAAGAATCGGCGAACTAGATTCTCGCGAAGGTGCAGTCATCGCTCAGTTCATCAATCAGATACTCAAGACACTTCCAGAAGAGGTTAGTACTGAAGCAACTAAGGCCGACAAGTTGAGAGAAATCTTAATGGAAGAAAGCTCAGAAGAAGATGCTTCTTAACATAATGGGAGTTTTTCCTAAAGAAAACTCCCTAGTATTAGCTCTCTCTGTGAGTGAAAGCTTTGGGGCTTTCACTCACAGAGTATATACCCAGAAAAGTCAACTTTAGCAATATGAGAAATTTTCCCACAGCCCACAAGCTAAAAAAACTCGCAAGCCTTTGTCAGGTAACCGACCAGAGAACGGGCAAGCTAGTGGATTTCACGCTGCTTGATGAGCAGCTTAAAATCCTTGAACATGTGTGCGACCATCAAAATACCATATTTCTTAAGGGCAGACAGATAGGCTGCTCTACTATAATCTGTTTCCTTGATGCCATTTTCGCCATATTGCATCCCGGGTCGAAAGTCGCCGTAGTGGCAGACACGGAGCAGAAGTGTCACTCTCTGGTAGATCGCGTTAGAGACTTCCTAGTGAACCTTGAGATAGACCTACTCATAAGTAACAGAAGCAAGATTAGATTAAGCAATGGATCTGAGATACACTCGGTAACCGCCAATGCAAGCAAGGGCCAAGAGCAGTCCAAGGCAGGGCGCTCTATGAGCTTCCAGATGCTTCACCTGTCCGAGATAGCATTCTGGCCCGACCAAGATGCGTTCAAGGCTCTAACAGCGTCTGCTGGACTCTCAGCACCTATCATAGTTGAATCTACTTCATCTGGTCCCGGCGATCTTCTTTGGAGTCTATGGAATAACAATAACACCTTTGATAAGGTCTTCTTCCCAGTGGAGGACCATAAGACCTATCGAATGGATGCTACCCTGTTAACACAGGAGCAGGAGCTTGAAGGTATAGAGCTTGGCTTTACTGACCCACAGGCAATGGCATGGTTCTTTCGCGTACTGGAGGATAGGTTCTCCGGCGACCTCATATCGGCATTAAGAGAGTACCCGCAAAAGCCGGAACACGCATTCCAGTCAGCAGAAGGCAGATGGGTAAGATTAACTCCTGCAGTCCTAGAACATGAGATTGTTCGAGAGCTAAAGGTATTCCGCCGTATGCAGACGGGTCACGCATACTCAGTAGGCATAGATACCTCTGGCGGTCTTGGTAAAGACTATTCTACCATAGCAGTGATGAATAAAGTTGACGGTTCCCTATGTGCCTCTTACTGTGATAACGAAGCAACCATTGACGAACTTACAGATGTTGTAAGATCAGCCTATGAGCTATATGGTCCCGATTACGTTTGTATTGAAACAAACGGCATCGGGCAAGCAACTGCACAATCATGCCGGGATAAGGGAATACCAGTGCGAGAGTTTAAGACAACGGACGCCAGCAGATACACAGGGCTGCTACTTGTAAAGCAAGCAGTTGAAAAAAATGGACTTGCGGGTCCAGAGGAACTTGCTCTTGAGTGCGATGACCTGCATATTGATAAGCGAGAGAGATTCGCAGGACGGAAAGATTTGTGCATGGCTATAGGATTCTCGTTAGATGATATTAAAAGGAACCCCTTTATGGTTGCGATGGACAAAGTTACAAATGTTTTCGATATGTCAAAACACGTAAAGACGAACAAGGGCGGTTGGTAATGGCACGAGACAGAGACAGATACTTCAACAGGTACGAACTTGAAGCTCCTGTATATCAGGCTCCCACCAATAGCAGCAGAGATTGGGCTGGCGGTCTTCAAGGTGTAGGACAAAGTGCGCTTGCGTTATCTCCCGTATTCGCGTCAACTGGTCTAGGTCTTCCTGCGGCAGGAATCACCGCAGGAGTTGGCGGTCTTGCCCTTTTAGGTGGTGCCCTTCTTGGAGGTTCCGCCGATGAAGCAGATGCGAAAGCGCAAGAAGCTTTCCAGAGTGAGATGCTTGCATACCAGCAGGATGTGGGCAGACAAGAGATGGAATTTTTAGAAAAGGAAGCTGCGCGTAAAGCTAAACAAGATGCCCTACTCGCCCTTCGCTCAAGAAACATATTCGTCTAGGAGACAGAATGAAGTTGCCCAATGTGCCCAAAGAAGTTCTTAAGAAAGTAGAAGAGCTTGCCAAAATCGTAGCCAAGAAAAAGATGGCTGCATCAATCTCTATCTCCGAAGATGAAAGCGAAGAAGAAGAAGAGGTTGACGTACACGAAGACTATGAGGACGATCATGAAGATGATGTCGAGGAACGTGATCATGGTGATGGAATCCTTTCTGCTCTAGACAACCTACTCGAAGACTGGGACATTCGCGACCCGGATGAAGACGCAGGGCGCTACTACCAGGAACTAAAAGAAGTTTACGAGAAACATAAAGATGAAGTATGAAGCCCTAAAGCGTACCGACGGCAAAGATGCCGACATCAAGACAGCCAACAAGGATGACGTAATAACAGTGCGTCAGCTTTGTGATGAGCTAGTCGAGCTTGGGCAGAGGTCTGCGTATCAGTTTCTCGCTAAGGCAGAGAGAAATGAACTATTTACAAATGGCGACCAGTACAGAGACATTGACGGCAGAGCGTTTAACCTAAGAGATGTTCCATGGAATGATGATGTGCCCCAAGTCGTACACAATCTTCTTAGGAATCTTGTGCTGACATGGTGCCAGCGCCTACTTCAGGACAGACCTGCGGTAATGGCATATCCTAATAGCTCAGAAGAAAGAGATGTTGAGGGTGCCAAAGCAGCGGCTGCCATTATTGAGTACATCGAGTTCGAGAACAACATTGATACCAAGATGTTCGACATATTGCAGATGGCGTGTGCTCATGGCATTGGCGGAATCAAGTGCTACTATGACCCTGTTAAGGAAGAAGTGACTTGGGACCTAGTGACCATCTTTGATTTCTATGTAGACAACGTAGAGAATCCCGAGGAATCCAAGTGGTGTATCTTTCAGCGGTACTTAGACCTGTATGACGCAAAGAACATGCTTAAAAAGGTGGGCGAAGACTACGATGTTCAGACAACTACCTATCAGGTAGGAGATTTAGAAGCTCGCGAAGGCGTTCAGGCTTATGAACTGTGGTATAAACCGGATGCTCGCATACCAGAGGGGCTATATGCCCTAATCATTGATGGTCATGTTGTAGAAACCATGCCCTACCCCTATGTTTTCTCCCACCTAGAGAACCCCGATAATGGCCAGACCCGATCATACCTACCATTGTGCATGTTTAAGACGGGATTCTTGCGTGGAACCATCTATGGTGACACATGGATGAACGATGCAGTCCCATTGCAGCGCCAGATTAACGAG